TAACATGGCGCCAGCGACTTTCGACGCCTGCCTCGCGCTCGTGTGGCAGTTCGATGGCCTGAAACAGGATAACGCCCCCGGCGAGAAGTTCGCCACGGCCTACGGCATCACACAGATGACCTGGGATAACGCCGTGGAACAAGGCATCGTCGAGGGTCCGATCGCCGCTTGCACCAAGGCGGACTGCGCCGCGATCCTGCGGGCGCTCTACTGGAATACGTGCGGTTGCCCCGGGATGAACCCCGGCGTGAACCTGATGGTGTTCAACGATGCCATGGTTTGCGGATCGGGGCATGCGGCCCGCCTCTTGCAGCGCATCGTAGGGGCCGCGCAGGACGGAGTGGTGGGGCAGACCACGCTTCGCCTCGCCAACAGCTACCCACCTGGGGCGCTGATCGACAAGCTCAAGGAAGCCGACGAAACCTACTATGCCAGTCTGGCCAATGCCGATCTCTTCCTGAAGGGCTGGACCCGGCGCGAAGAGTTCATGGCGGTCCAGGCGCACCTGATGGCGGGGACGAACTAATGCTGTTCTGTCTCGGTGTTCTCGGTGTTCTGGCCGTCGTCGGGGTGCTCTGGCTCGCGGGCTATGGCTTCCTGCTTTGGTTCTTTGACGAGCATGGGGGCATGTGATGTCGTTCGGTGAAGGCGCTGGCTCCCCGATGCTCCTGAACGCCTACGTGGGCGCGCAGCAGGACGAGCGCGTCATCAAGATCGTTGAAGAAAGCCTGATGGAGTTCTCACAGCTCCAGATCATGCGGAATGTGTTCGCTTCCCAATGGGAAGAAATCGCCGAACTGATCTTCCCGACCAGCCGGAACACGTTCAACTATGGATCCTACAATTTCCCCGGTCAGAAGAAAACCGATCGCCAGATCGACGCCACGGGCATGGTGGCCCTTGACCGGTTCGCGGCGATCTGCGATAGTTTGCTGACGCCGCGGAACATGACCTGGCACGGGCTTGGGACGACTGACCCTTACCTGAACAAGCAGCGCGCCGTCCGCCTCTACTACCAGGAAGTGACCCGCCGACTGTTCCAATGGAGATACAACCCGCATGGGAATTTTTCGGGACAAAATCTGGTGTCTTATCAACAGCTCGGGGCATTCGGAACTTCAGGCATGTTCGTTGACGGGTATGAGGATCCGTTCGGTCGCCCTGGGTCTGGCCTACGCTACAAGTCCATTCCGCTTGGTGAGCTGTTTTTACGGGAAAATCACCAAGGAATGGTTCACGGTTTCGTTCGTTGGCTTCGCTTTACCGCGGACCAGGCGGCAGCCAAGTGGGGGATTGATAAGCTTCCCCCCGCTCTTCGTTCTTCTCTTGAGAAAAAGAGCCAGATGCCGTTTGACTTTATACACCGGGTCGTGCCAAGAACGGACTATCAACCCTACCGGCTAGATAGCAAGGGCATGCCATGGGCGAGTTACCACGTATGTATCCAGGGACGGCAACTAATGTCGGAAGGGGGGTTCCGCAGCTTTCCGGTCGCTGTTGGACGATACGTTCAGACGCCGGGCGAAGTCTACGGGAGGTCGCCCGCGATGGCCGTCTTGCCAAGCCTGAAGACGCTGAACGCCCAAAAGAAGACCTTCCTGAAGTCGGGCCATCGCGCCGCGGACCCAGTGCTACTTACCACGGACGACGGGTTGACCGACTTTTCCATGCGGCCTGGAGCGATGAACAAAGGGGGGATGTCCTCAGATGGACATCCACTGGTTGGCGTGTTGCCTACCGGGAATATCCAGATCTCGAAAGAGATGATGCAGGAAGAGCGGTCACTAATCAACGACGTGTTCCTGGTCACCCTGTTTCAGATCCTCACCGAGACGCCCCAGATGACGGCGACCGAAGTGATCGAGCGGGTGAACGAGAAGGGTATCCTACTTGCCCCCACTGTGGGTCGGCAGCAGTCCGAGTATCTTGGTCCGTTAATCGAACGCGAGATAGATATCTTGAGCTTCCAGGGCGAGTTGCCGCCTATGCCCGGCGAGCTGAAGGAAGCCAAGGGCGCCTACCAGGTCGTGTATACCTCGCCTCTTTCACGTGCGATGCGTGCTCAAGAAGCGGCGGGATTTATGAGGACCGTGGAGAGCGTGAAAGAGATCGTGGCGATCACTCAGGACCCGAGCCTGCTGGACAGTTTCGAGTTCGACACGGCGATCCCAGCCATCGCGGAGATCCAGGCGGTCCCCGAGAGCTGGATGGCCAGCCCGGACAGCATCAAGAAGAAGCGCGACGCGCGCGCCAAGGCGAACGCGCAGCAACAGCAAATTCAGGCGCTACCCGCCCAGGCCGCGATGTTGAAGGCCCAGGCTGTGGTCTCTAAAGCCGGAGGCGGGGAGCAAGGCGTGCAGCCCGCCGGACCAATGTCACAAGGAGGATGAGATGGATCCGACATTCGTGAGCGTAAGGCCAATTTTGAACAGTGGTAAGCTAACAGGGCTGGCTATTCAAACCAGCACAGCCCGATTGGAGTTGACCAGGGAACAAATTGCGTCGTTCGTGGAGATGAGTGACCAGGCCAAACGAATTTTGACCGCGTTAGGAGGATGAGATGGACCCGATCGTAATCACTGACCTGGCCTGCCACTTGCAGATCCAGTTCGACAACCTTGACGTAGCAGTCGGGTTTATACGCGCGACGGCGCACCTGATCAGTCCGGCCAACTGGCTGGACGTGGTGAAGGATCAGCAGCCCGAGTTGCTCGATAACGCCAGGGCGATCGTCGAGCGGTGCTTTGGAGCGCCCGCGTAATGGCGGTCCACAAGCCGACGATGGCGTTCATCCAGCAGCGTAAGCAGGCTTACCAGTTGACCTTCAATGAGGCCAACACCTGGGCCGTGGAAGTGCTGAAGGACCTGATCCGTGTCTGCAAAGCGAACCAATCCTGCTTCGCCCCCACGGAGTATGAACACGCCTTCAATGAGGGCAAACGGGCGGTGTGGCTACGGATCCAGCAACATCTGAACCTATCCGAGAAAGATCTCTACCGGCTTTACGGCGGCCCACAGGTCGCCACAACTGAGGAAGAAACACCATGAGTGGAACAGTAGATCCGGCTCTCACCCCGCCGACCCCGGCAGTCCCCCCGCCGGCTCCAACCGAACCATGGTATCATGGCAAGGTCAGCCCCGAGCACGTTGGGGTCTGGCAGAACAAGATCCCCGCGGCGGACCTGGCCGATCCGGTGAAGGTGGCGGGCCATCTCACGGAGCTGTATCGCAATTCCGAGAAGTTCAACGGTGTGCCAACCGCGGAGCTGGTTCGCATCCCGAAACCCGAAGATGTCGATGGAACGAAAGCCTTCTGGCAAAAGTTCGGCGCACCGGTTGACGCCGCGGGTTACCAGCTCGAGGCGCTGAAACGTGGCGACGGCTCGGACCTCGATCCGGTGTTCGCCAAGGGATTGGCTGAAGCCGCGTCGAAGTTCAACATCCCGGCGCCCGCGGCGCAAGGGCTGGTAGCGGAATTTCTGAAGCTCCAGGACGCCGAGGCGGTTAGCGCCAAGGTAGCGACGGACAGCGCGCTGGTGGCTGAGACGAACGCGCTTCGGACCAGCTGGGCGGGCAACTGGGAAGCCAATATGTTCGTGGCCAAGCAGGCCGCGACGGCGCTTGGTGTGCCCCCGGAAGTGGTGGCCAACCTCGAGAAGCAGATCGGCTATGCGAAGACCATGGAGTTCTTCCGCAACGTCGGCACGCGGATCGGTGAGGACAAATACGTCCAGAACCCGCAGGGCGGCGCGTCCAAGGGCATCATGACCCGCGAGGGCGCCATGGCCAAGGTCGCCGAGCTGAAGTCGGACAAGGAATGGGTTGGCCGGTATCTCCGCGGGGACAAGCGGGAATACGATGAAATGTATGCCCTGAACGTCCTGATCACTAATACGACGGTCTGAGGGCTTGACAAACGTGAGGAGGTTGATTAGTGTATCGTCTGTGGATCGCCCGTTTCCTCCTCCGGGCTAAGGCTAACCGCCCGCGGCCGAGAGAGCTGACGGGGTTATTCTCCACCGCTTAAGCCACACAACCCTCTGGGCGTGGCGGACTGCTCCCCGCAAGGACAAGAGCACGGACTACCAGTGTTCAATCGCCTTACCAGGGATGACCAGTCATGGCCACCACCGCTTTCCAACCGGGTCTCGTAAACCTCTTCACGACCCAGTTTTCCACGAACATCGAGCTGCTGCTTCAGCAGATGGGCAGCCTGCTGCGCGGCAAGATCCGCGAAGGCTTCCACGTCGGCAAGATGGCATCCCCGATCAATCAGATCGGCGCCATCTCTTCGCAGGCGCCCGCGGGCCGCTTCGCTCCCCTGCAACGGGTTGACGCGAACCTCGTTCGCCGGTGGGTGTTCCCACAAGAGCGCGAGCTTCCGCAGTTGGTCGATCAGTTCGACGAATACCAGACCATCGTCGATCCGAAGTCCATGTATGCCCAGAACACCGCGATGGCGTTCGGACGTGACTGGGATGACGCGATCATCGCCGCTTTCTTCGGCACCGCGCAGACCGGCCAGGACGCCGCGAACCTGACGGGCGAGACGGCTTCCACCACCACGTATGGCGTGTCCGACACCTTCGGATCTTCGGCCTCCACTGGCTTGACGGTGGCCAAGATCATCGAAGCACGCCGCATCATGCGTCACTACCACGTTGACGTGGACACCGATCCGCTGTCGTTGCTCATTGGGTCCAAGCAGGAGAGCGATCTGCTGCAACAGGTCCAGGTGGTGAGCACCGAGTTCGCCGATCGTCCGATCCTGACCAACGGCAAGCTCACTCAGTTCCTTGGCTTTGACATCACCGTTTCCGAGCGTCTGTCGCCCGGCACCGCGAGCCTTCGTCAGTGCTACGCCTGGGCGAAGTCGGGCATGTATCTCGGCATGTGGAAAGACATGGAGGTCCAGATGGACCGCCGTGTCGATCTGTCGAGCCAGCCCTGGCAGATCTACGCGAAGCACATGTATGGCGCGACCCGGACCCAGTTGGGCAAGGTCATCCAAATTCTCGCCGCCGACACGACCCCGTAACCTTGAGGGAGGGAGCCGTAAAAGCTCCCTCCACTCACCGGAGAGACCACCATGGCCGAGACCATCAAATCTACCGTCATCACCGACTGGGACAGCGTAACGGCTGGCGGCACCGGGGCAACCGCGGGTGTCGTCCAACCGACCGAAGGCCAGGGTGTAGCCGGTCTCCTGCGTATGAACACCGACTACGTGACTGGTGTGACTTACGCGACCAACTCGCTGTATCGGCTCTGCCGGTTCCCGGTGAACGCGATCGTCAAAGACTTCTCGCTCTTCCTCGACGGCCCACTCGACAGCGCGGGCGAAAACCCGGTGCTGGCGATCAACGTGGCCTTCTCGGACAGCACGGATGACGGCACCGCGGTCGCCAACCAGGGCAACATCCCGACGACCGCCAACACGGGCACCGTGGTTGTGCCGGCGACCTATACCGCCGCGAACCAGCTCTTCGGCAGCTGGACCCAGGTCAACGATACGACCATCCAGCTTCCGGTGAACCTGACCAACAACGGCTCGATCACCTATTACGATCTGGTGACCGGCTGCAACACGCCGCTGTGGCAGATCTTCGGCTTCTCGGTTCAGCCGGGCGGAATGTTCGACATCCTGATCAAGCTGACGACCGGCGCGACCACGGCTGTCACGACCTCCTCGATCGGCGTGCGCCTGTCCTTCGTTATCTAAGGAGCCATCATGGCCAGCATCTACATCGGCATCAACCGCGGCCAGAACTCCGCTGGACCTGAAGTGTGCTTAGAGGGCTCGAGCACGCAGAGCACGGATATCGAGTTGCGGATTGACACCGGTAAGGGCACACTTCGTTCGGAGGCCAAGGAGCTTACGGACAACATCCTACGCTATCTGTTGGACGGACGCTCCGCGTTCTTCCCCGAATAAGGACGAACGCCATGCCGATCAACATCA